TGGCACAATTATTCACCTGCACAAATAGAGGCATTGGATCTTTGGTTAAGATATATAGCTGAAAGAGATAACATTGATATACGTATTGGATTAGTACAATGGATTAAAAAATACGGACCAACCAAAGCATTTGAATTTCAAGAGGATGCATACTATGGTAAAGTCAAAGGTCTTTTAACACATACAAATGTTAGAAGAGATAAATTTGATTGTTACCCACATCCTGACTTGATTGATATGCTATTAAATTTATAATATGGCAATAGTAAATAAAGTAGATCAAAAAGCTAAAGTTGATATTGATACGACAATCAAATATCAAATAGTAACCTACTGTTTTTTTAATAATATAAAAATAAGCAATGCTGATTTAGAATGTTTATCTGAATTAGCTAAAAAAGAAAAAGTAGAGCTTACTTTATTTTGTAATGACGTTACTGACATGGGCATTTTTAAAAGTGCTCAGTCAGCACGTAATGCAATTACAAAAGCAAGTAAAAAAAATCTTGTTATAAAAGATGGAAATAATAAAAAGAAAATATTTGTAAATAAAGATTTAAATATACAGATAAAAGGTCCTGTATTACTAGATTATAAAATATTAGGGATTGAAAGCTAAAAGTTATAAAAATTTTAAAAAAGATATTGCATTTAAAGTTGGAGTGCATCCTGACATGGTAGATGAACTTATTACTTTTTATTATGCTAAACTTAGGAAGAACCTTTCAAGTCTAACTTACCCTTCAATTACAGTAACAGGTCTTGGAACATTTAAAATTAGAAAAAAAGCTTTAAATAATTCTATAATTAAAAATAAAAGTATTTTAGGTAATATTGAAAAACAAACATACAAAGGGTATGAAAAGCATATTGCAGTATCTGAAAAACTTAAAGAGTTAGAAAAAATGCAACGTATGATTGAGGAAGTAGAAAAAGATAAAGCAGATTTTAAACAGAAAAAAAATGAATTTAAAAAAACTACTAAACGCATTTAAAAATCTTGATCAGATAAAAGAAGGTGTCTTAAATACTATTTTTACAAAAAAGGAAGTAGAAATAATTGCAGAAGAAAGATTTAAAATTTGTTTAAATTGTGAACACCTTGATAATCAAGGAAGTAGCTGTTTAGCTCCCGGAACTCAACCTTGTTGTTCTGAATGTGGTTGTAGTTTGCAATTTAAAACAAGATCTTTATCATCAAATTGCCCTAAAGAAAAATGGGGTGCTTGGTTGACAGAAGAACAAGAAGAAAAACTAAATTTATAATTATGACAGTAACAGAAATAGTACAAGATTTATTAGATAATAACATGATAAATGCAGAAGCAGCTATTGTTTTATTAAAAGCTGAATCAGAAGCTAAAGTCAATAAAAAATTTAATACAACACCTTTACAACCTTTTCAACCGATAAGTGTACCAAACACAACCCCCGTTCAACCAGGTCAGCCCTTTTGGTATACTACCACTACAGGTGGTTCAATAGATTGTAATAACTTAAAAGCAGATATAGATGGCAGTAATATTTAAAGAAGAAGGTCATATTTATGAAAGCAATGACCAAGAAAAAATAGATTGGACAAGTGTTACATCTTTTATAGGTAAGTTTAAACCTAAATTTGATGCAAAAAGTCAGGCTAAAAAATCAGCTAAGAATAAAAGATCTAAGTGGTATGGTATGACTCAAAAAGAAATACTAGATGCATGGGAATCAGAAACACAAAGAGCAATAGGTTTAGGTAACTGGTATCATAATCAGAGAGAGGCAGATATGCTAGACTTTAAAACTATTGAAAGGCATGGTATTGAAGTACCTATAATCAAACCTTTAGTTGATGATGACGGAGTTAAAACTGCTCCTGAGCAGAAGTTAAAAGACGGAGTATATCCTGAACATTTTGTTTATTTAAAATCAGCACAGTTGTGTGGGCAAGCTGATTTAGTGGAAGTTGTAAATGGATACATTAATATTACAGATTACAAAACAAATAAAGAAATAAAAGAAAAAGGTTTTACTAATTGGGAAGGTATAACATCAAAAATGTATAATCCTGTAAGTCACTTAGATGATTGTAATTTGAATCATTATAACTTACAACTCAGTATTTATGCGTATATTATTAAAAAGCACAACCCTAAATTAAAAATAGGTGCGCTTGTTGTTCAACACGTTAAATTTAAACAAGTTGGTACAGATAAAAATGGATACCCAATTAATGAACACGTTAATGGGGAACCTGTAATTGAAGAGATTAAAATGTATAATTTACCATATCTAAAAGATGAAGTTAGAACTTTAATGATGTGGCATAAAGACAATATATAATGATAGTAAGATTATTTGATATACAAAACGGTAAAGTTATACCAACAGAACATTGTTATACTTTAAAGTTTTTAAAAGAATTAATGGATGAATATCCTGATACATACATGAGTGTTTATCAATATTTATTTTACATGTCTTGTCCTAATCCAGATTTAAATCCTTTCTTTAATTTACCAGAGCATGAGAAAGAAGATATTATAATTGAAGAAATAGGTCTTGAAGAATCAACAGAAGATGCTAAAATTAGGTATTCTTTAGAGATGGCTAGAAAGCTTTATGAAACACCTACATATAGAGCTTATGTTGGTATTAAATCAATGCTTGATAGATTGGCTAGATACATGGAAACTACAGCAATAGAACATGGTAGAGATGGTAACATTAATTCTATGGTAAACGCTGCCGCTAAATTTGAACAAATAAGAAATTCTTATAAGGGTGCATTTAGTGATATGAAGGAAGAACAAGAAAGTTCAGTTAGAGGTGGTGCAGGATTAGCTTATGATCAACTTTGATAATGCAAGAAATAAAAGAAAAATGGGTGTTTTGTTATTGGGATGAACCACACTTTGAAGAAGATAAAACAATAAATAATAAATCAACAAAAAATGATAAAAACAAAAGTAATACCAGTAGGGAAAAAGGTTTTAGTAAAACCAAAAGAAGTAACAAGATTAGTACCGGGAACTAACATTATTATACCAGACTCAGCAATACAAAAAGAGTATAAAGCTTATGTTATTGGTGTAGGTACAGAAGTTACTGAAATTAATGAAGGTGATTTAATACAATATGCTGAATACTGTGTTCCAACTGAAATGGAGCATGAGGGTGCTATGCATTTACTTATTAATGTTGGGGATATTCATGCAATTTTAAAAGAAGAAGAGTAATGTATATTTCCATTCCAACATATGAATCTGGTAAATGGACTGAATCCAAGTTTGATACAAGAGATAGTTTTAAAGAATTTGTATTATCAATTTTTAAAGAACCTGGTTTGTATGAGTTTAATGATACATCTTTAATTTTTAACCAAGAGGCTATTAATTTTAACAAAGATGGATTTTATTGTTCAGCTCCTTTTAGATCAACAGATTTTATAAGTTACTGGAATGATCAAAAAAACAAATGCCGTGTGGGGGTTATCTATAAAGATGGGCCCCTTACTTGGTATTTAACACGTGATTATTACATGTGGTTAAACTTCTTACCCATCTATGATAAAGAGGAAAAGAAGTATGGATTTGCTAAAGTCAGAGATGCACAATATCATATGGCTTTATATGAGATGCTTGCTGAGCTTAGTTATAAGCATTCTGCTATTTTAAAGAAACGTCAGATTGCATCTTCTTACTTTCACATGGGTAAGATCATTAATACATATTGGTTTGAAGAGGGTAGTACTTGTAAGATAGGTGCTTCTCTAAAGGATTACATTAATGATAAAGGTTCATGGAAGTTTCTTGATGAATACAAAACATTTTTAAATGAGCATACTGCTTGGTATAGACCTAGTAATCCTGAAAAGGTTTTATTATGGCAACAGCAGATTGAAGTAAAAGTAGGTAATAGAAAAACATCTAGAGGTCTTAAGTCTAAGATACAAGGTGCATCTTTTGAGAAGAATGCTACAACAGGTGTTGGTGGACCTACAACAATCTTTTTTCATGAAGAGGCTGGTATTGCACCTAAAATGGATAAAACATATGAGTACCTTAGACCTGCAATGTCTTCTGGTATGGTAACAACAGGTATGTTTATAGCTGCAGGTTCCGTAGGGGATCTTGATCAGTGTGAGCCTTTGAAACAAATGATATTGAATCCTACAGCAAATGATATATATGCTGTAGAAACTGATTTAATGGACAAAGATGGTACTATTGGACTAGCTGGTTTATTTATTCCAGAGCAATGGTCTATGCCCCCTTATATTGATAATTACGGTAACTCCAAGATACAAGAAGCACTTGATGCAATAAAAGCAGAAAGAGCTCAATGGAAAGCTGATTTAAGTCCTGAGCAATATCAATTACGTATTTCTCAGAAACCAACTAATATTGCTGAAGCTTTTGCTTATAGAAAAGAATCAGTATTTCCTCAAGGTGTTTTATCACAACAACAAAAAAGAATTGAAGAGAAAGAATATGCATATGAGCATATAGAACTTGAAAGAGTTAGTGATGGTATTCTTGCTAAAAGATCAAATAAGTTACCAATATCTGAATTCCCATTAAGTAAAAAAGCACAAGATAAAACTGGATGTTTGGTTACATGGGAAAGACCTGTTTCTAATCCTGAGTTTGGTGCCTATTATGCATCTATTGACCCTGTATCAGAAGGTAAGACAACTACTTCAGATTCATTGTGTAGTATTATTGTATATAAGAACTCTGTTGAAATAACAAGAGAAGGTCCCCAGGGTATTGAACGTTTTATAGAACCTGGTAAAATTGTAGCATCTTGGTGTGGTAGATATGATGATATTAATAAAACACATCAGCAATTAGAATTAATTGTTGAATGGTATAATGCTTGGACTATTGTTGAGAATAATATATCATTATTTATACAACATATGATATCTAAAAAGAAACAAAAGTATCTTGTGCCAAAACAACAGATTATGTTTTTAAAAGATCTTGGTTCAAACAAATCTGTTTATCAAGAATATGGTTGGAAAAATACAGGTACATTATTTAAAAATCATTTAATTTCTTATGCTATTGAATTTCTTAGAGAAGAAATAGATCAAGAAACAGATGATGATGGTAACATAATAAAAACAACTTTAGGTATAGAAAGAATACCAGATCCAATGTTATTAAAAGAAATGCTTGCATACTATCCAGGACTCAACGTGGATAGGCTTGTAACTTTTGCAGCATTGGTTGCTTTTGTAAGAATACAAGAATCAAATAGAGGTTATTTAAGAAGAAGTGAATCTGAATCAGGTGATTACTTGGATAATTCAAAAAAATTCCATAAATTAAAGTATAGTCCGTTCAAGAATATTGGAAGGATTAAAACTGCTAACGGTGGTCCAAAAATAAAAAGATCAGCATATAAAAATTTTAGATAAGTATGAAAGTGTTTAATGCAATGCAATTGAAGAACGGTGCTAAAGCTGATAGCGGCTATCCGTCAACTTCCAGCCTTACACAACCAATACAGTTTTTACCTTCAAAAAAGAAAAATGAAGATTGGGCTGCATGGAATTTAGACTGGCTTGAATTGCAGGGTATGCAGTTCTTAAAACAAAATTCTAGAAAGTTATTAAAGAATTATAAGCTTGCTAAAGGGATTATTGATAAAACTGACTACATTGTAGAAGAGGATAATGATTATAAAGATTTAGTTGATGTATTAACTAAAGAAGATGAATCAGCACTAGAACTTAAGTTTTATCCAATCATACCAAATGTTGTAAATGTACTATCAGGAGAATTTTCTAAAAGATATTCTAAAGTTCAGTTTAGAGCTGTAGATGATTTATCTTACAATGAAATGCTTGAACAAAAAAGAGCATTGGTTGAGGAAAATTTATTAGCAGATGCACAAGAAAAACTTTTATTCAGAATGATTGAAATGGGTGCCAACCCGGAAGATCCTGAATTTCAACAAAAACTTTCTCCAGAAAATCTTAAAACATTACCTGAAATAGAAGACTTCTTTTCTAAGGATTATAGAAGTATGGTTGAGGAATGGGCATCTCATCAATTAAATGTTGATGAAGAAAGATTTAAAATGCAAGAATTAGAGGAACGTGCTTTCCGTGATATGCTTATTACGGATAGAGAGTTCTGGCATTTTAGAATGCTTGAGGATGATTATGAATTAGAATTATGGAACCCTGTTCTTACATTCTATCAAAAATCTCCAGATACAAGATATATATCACAATCTAATTATGCAGGTAAAATGGATCTTATGACCATTGCTGATGTGATAGATAAGTATGGTTATTTGATGAATCAAAAACAACTGGAATCTTTGCAGGAAATATATCCAGCAAAATCAGGTGCATATCAAGTGTCAGGTTATCAAAATGATGGTGCTTACTATGATGCTACTAAATCACATGAGTGGAATACAGGTTCTCCAAGTTTAGGTTATAGACAATTTGTTTCTAATTGGAACACCTCTCCTGAATATGGTGGTGATGTTATTAGTTCCATATTAAGTGAAGGTGATGACGTTACAAATTGGGGTGAAGGTTCTCTAATGAGAGTAACAACTGTATACTGGAAGACTCAACGTAAGGTTGGTCATCTTACTAAAATAACAGAAACAGGTGAAGTCATTCAAGAAATCATTGATGAAACTTTTAAAGTAACAGAAAAACCTATATATGATGATTCATTGTTTAAGAATAAAAACAAAGAAACATTATTGCAGGGTGAACATATAGATTGGATTTGGATTAATGAAACATGGGGTGGTGTTAAGATAGGACCAAACCTTCCAGCTTTTTGGAAATCTAATGCAAGTGATAATATTAATCCTATTTATTTAGGTATTAATAAAAAGAAACCAGGTAGAGTACCTTTTCAATTTAAAGGTGACAATTCTTTATATGGTTGTAAATTACCTGTTGAAGGTAGAGTGTTTTCAGATAGAAACACAAGATCAACATCTTTAGTTGATTTAATGAAAGCTTATCAAGTGGGATATAACATGGTAAATAATCAAATAGCAGATATTCTGGTAGATGAGTTAGGTACTATAATTATGTTTGATCAAAATGCCTTACCGCGTCACTCCATGGGTGAAGATTGGGGTAAAGGTAATTATGCTAAGGCATACACTGCTATGAAAGATTTTAGCATGTTACCATTAGATACATCAATTACTAATACTGAGAATGCTACAAACTTTAATCATTATCAAACTCTTAACATGGAGCAGACAGGTAGATTAATGTCACGTATTCAATTAGCTAATTATTTTAAACAACAAGCATTTGATGCAATTGGTGTTAATCCTCAAAGATTAGGTGCACCTATAGCACAACAAACAGCAACAGGTGTTACGCAAGCATTAAATCAATCTTATGCTCAAACTGAAGTTTACTTTACACAGCATTCAGATCACCTAATGCCTAGAGTTCATCAAATGAGAACTGATGTTGCACAATACTATTATAGCAATAACCCAAGCGTAAGACTATCTTATATCAGTTCAGAAGCTGAAAAAGTTAATTTTACTATAAATGGTACTGATCTTTTATTAAGAGACTTTAACGTATTTGCAACAACTAAAACAAATCACAGATCTGTATTAGATCAATTGAAACAATTAGCAATTACAAATAATACTTCAGGAGCAAGCATTTATGATTTAGGTAATATAATCAAAGCTGATTCTATTGCTGAAGTAACTGATATATTAAAAGATGCTGAGGGCAAACAAGAAGCTCAAAGACAGCAAGAAATGCAACAGCAACGTGAAATGCAAGAACAGCAACTTAAAGCAAGTGCTGAAGAACAAAAACTGAAACGTGAGTTTGAACTTATGGAAGCTGATAAAGAACGTCAGAATGATTTAGAGGTGGCTCAAATCAGAGCTGCTGGTTATGGTTCTATGTCAGACATTAATGAAAATAAGATTAATGACTACCAAGATGAAATGGCAAACATTAGAGCTGATAGAAAAGACAGAGAAAAAATGGACTTTCAAAGACAGCAGGCAACTTTAAAAAATTCTAATGATCAGACAAAACTTCAGATAGAAAGAGAAAAAATTGCAGCTCAAAAAGATATTGCTGACAAACAGTTACAAATAGCAAGAGAGAACAAAAACAAATATGATTTTAAAGATTCTAAGAAGGAAAAATAAACTTTTTAGATACTTTTAAAAGAAAAAAAACATAGATAGCTATATACTGCAAAAAATGGCAAATTCTTTTTGCATTTTGTAAGTTTATTTATGAAAATGTTTTGTATATTATATATGTAAGAAAGATTAATTACAAAAACCAACAATATTATGGCAACAGAAAGTAAAACAGTTGAGAGCAATGTAGCTCAAGTGGATATTGATTTAGATAGCTTGTTTGATGGTGCAGCCGGAGCAGAAAGTGTTACGGTACCTGAAGAAAATAAACCTAAATCTATATTTACCAAACCAGAAAAAGTAGACATGTCATTTGCAGATCCTGATTATAAAGAGGAGGATGACAAAGAAGCTGAAGCAAGTGAAGACACTGAAAAAAAATCAGAGTCTAAAGAAATTAGTGATGATGATAAAAAAGATGCAGCAGATTTTTTAGATGCATTTAATGATGAATCATCAGAAGAAGAAGAGAAAGAAGAAAAAGAAACAAGAGGAAGAAAAAAGATTTCTGGTATAAGTGATGTTTTTTCAAAGCTTATTAAAGAAGACAAAATTGTTCCTTTTGATGATGATAAAGATTTAGCAGATTATTCTGCTAAGGATTGGCAGGAGCTTATAGAAGCTAACTTGGAAGAAAAAGCAAATCAGGTTAGAAGAGAAACTCCTAAACAGTTCTTTGAAAGTTTACCACAAGAACTCCAAATTGCTGCACGTTATGTAGCTGATGGTGGTCAAGATTTAAAAGGTTTGTTTTCCACGTTAGCAGAAGCTGAGACAAAGAAAAGCTTAGATGTTAGCAAAGAAAAAGACCAAGAAATTATAATCTCTGACTACTTGCAAGCAACAGGCTACGGTAATGCTGAAGAGATTGCTGAAGAAATTGAGATCTGGAAAGATTTAGGAAAGCTTGAACAACAGGCTATGAAATTTAAACCTAAGTTGGACAAGATGCAAGAAAAAATTTTAGCTAAAAAGCTAGAAGAACAAGAGATGCGTAAAGCACAACAGCAAAAAGCATCTCAACAGTATATGGAGAATGTGTATAACACATTAAAAGAAGGATCACTGGGTGATTTAAAAGTTGATAG